CCGCGAGTTGGGCGGCAAGGCACGACCAGCAGACACCTTCGCAGAGGCGGTGCAGGCTGCGAAAGCAGGCGCTGCGCTCATTGTCTGGGTACAGGCACCAATCGGCTATCCCGCGCAGGCGCTCTCCAAGTGGCACCGCAATTGGGCATCGTATTGGCAGAAGAAAGATCCGAAGGTGATCGCGACAGGCTACGGGCATATGACTTCGGCATCCTACGATGCCGATGCGCAGACTCTCCAATTTGCCGACCCTACATTTGATGAGAAGAATCCGAAGGAACAGTTCGCCGTGCCAATCACGGAGGCTGATCTCAAGGCAATTGCCTCGGGCAAGCCAGGCTCGCCCGCATCACATATCGTCATCGTGACGAAGAAGGAGAACCTATGAGCAAGTTCAGCGCATTCCTCGCAACGACCTCGGTGGACGAGGCGATCATTGACTTCCTGCGCACGGGTCTGAGCACGGCGATCGCCGTCAGCCTCGGTTTGGGCATCCCGCTGATGGACATCTCGGGCGGCGATTTCCGCACGATCATCAGCGCCTCTCTCGCGGCAGGGCTGCAGGTGCTCCAAACGTACCTCGACCCGTCAAATGACCGCTATGGCTTGAAGACCAAGCCCAAGAAGTAGAACTAGACAGTCTCGGCAGGATCGGGATATGCTCGTCACGGCAACACTTGTTGCTAGGGGAAGGAGGCAATCACCGTGTCTAAACTCGAGGCTGCTATTGAGGCGGCGCAAGCAAGCAAATCGGGACCGCGATGCAGCGTGTCCGTCCTACTCGATCAGGTGGATTCAGACGAGAGAAAAGCCTTGGTGGCAGCGTTTGCAAATCCAACACGCAACCGCGCGGTGCTCGCTGAAGCCATAAGAACGGCTTACGGCGCAGAGATCACACAAGGGACAATTGCGCGGCATATGCGCCGCCATTGCAGGTGCCCACGATGAGCGAGTTGGAAAAGGTGCTTGCGGAAACGCAGGCATATGAAGAACTGCGCGCGGCACACAATCGCGCGCTGCGCTCGCTGTCGAAGCGAGAGGTCGATCAAGCAGAACTGACAGAGGCGGTATACCGCGCAGCGAAGGACGCGGCGCTCGGTATGAAGATCGCGCCCGTGCCTACGCCGAAAGCGTCAGGCAAGAGTGGTTCGCCAGAGACGCTGACCATTCTTCTGGGTGATTGGCAACTCGGCAAGAATTCTGAGACGTACAACATCGAAGTGGCAAAACAGCGAATCGATCTTCTCGCAAAGAAGGTTGCGCGTCTCATCGAATTGCACGGCGTGCCCGTCAATGAGATTCAATGCGCGTTGCTTGGTGACTTCGTGGAGTCGGACGGCAACATCTTCCCCAGCCAAGCCTACGAAGTAGAGCAAGGCGGGCTGTATGTGCAGATCTTCGAGGGCGCGGCAATGTTGGCGCAGTTCGTCCGCGCAATGGCGGCGCTTGCACCGAAGGTCACCGTTCGCGGTGCAATCGGCAACCACGGCAGACTAGGTCGCTTCGGCGATCACAGCAACGAATCGAACGCCGACGCGATTCTGTACCGAGTCGCTAAAGATCTCGTCAAGACCGAAAAGCGCATCAACTGGAAAGAATCGTTGACGATGGGCGGACGGCATTGGTACGACACGCTGGAAATGCCTAACGGCAAGACGGCGATGCTGGTGCACGGCGATCAGTTCAGGGGCGGCGCATTTGGGCTGCCGTATTACGCAATCGCCAAGCGTGCACAAGGCTGGAACCTCAGCGTGCAGCCATTTGATTTTCTTTTCTACGGACATTGGCACACACCAGCGCGGCTGGTGCTAAGCGATGGAGCGCATACGGTATGGGGCAATGCCAGCATCGAATCGTCCAATCGCTACGCCCAAGAATGGTTGGCTGCTTCTGGCACGCCAGCACAGTGGGCGATCTTCTTTGGCAAGTACGGACCGACGGCAGAGTATTTGGTGCGGCTCGATGGTGACGGTCGCAAAGCGCCGCGATCCTGATTTCTGTGATGTCTGCGAGGAGCAATCCTCAAAGGTTTACGGATTTGGCGGGTTGCTCCTCGGTCTAGATACCAGAACGGGCGACCAAATATTGACTGAACACAAGATCTGCGTGGCGTGTCTCGCCGTGCTGATTGAACTGGTGATGAACGACCAACTCCCGCAATGACTACCCCGTGCGCCTTCGGGCGTACGGCTCAGGGCTGGAAGGATGTGAGCGCGAGCCTCCCGCGCACCATTCTTCCAGCCCGCCATTTGTTTTGGCGGCACATAGGTGCCAGAGCGTCTGGGACACCCGTCTGACCCTCGGGGGGGTCTAGACGCGCCCTAGACTCGATCGCTCGTCCTGAGCGTTCTGGCACGCCCCCCTGCCTCTATTTCGTGCTCAACTCCCCCCCTTGCAGAGGGGGGGTGTACGGGCGTACAATCCAAGAGCGAGGAGGGCAGACAACCCACCCGCAGAGCAAAAGGGGGCAGAAATGAGAAACGCAAAGAAGAGCGAAGAAATCGCTGCGAATCTGGCGCTGTTCAGGCTCGCGAGCCGTGAATTGGAAGGCATCTCCGCAAATGTGGAGATGCTTGCCAGCCACATTGCTGGACGCGGACTCTTCGATTCAGAGATCGGCAAGATCTTCAACGCAATGGCGAAGATGGCGGATAAGGCTGACAAGATTCGCGAGAAACTGGATCGAGATCTCGAGCCGTTCGCCGAGATCGAGATTCAGGAAATCTACTAAGAGGCATATGGGGAGAGGCTGATGCCTCTCCCCAAGAAAGGGGGAAGAAATGTACACGAGCAGAAAGAACGCAATCGAAAAGATCGCCAAACTTCAGGAGTTCAACGGCAACTCAATGTACGGTCGAATCAATCCAGACGGCGGGTGGATGAGCAGTGGACGGATCTACGGCGCGGCGAGTTTCGCTTGGGTCGAAGATCTGCACGCCAAGGAAATTCGCTACGTGGTGTATTCGTACTCCACGCCAATCGCTTGGTTCACCGCTCGCGGCGAGTGGGTCGTGCCTGCTGAGAAGCACAGCGCGACTACGAGCCGTCATCAGAGCATCGTCCGAATGGCGGTGCGCTGATGCGACGCAGAATGTCGGCTGTCACGGAGCGAGCGATCGATCAGGTGATGGGATGGCGCGCGCAAGGCGTGCCGTCATATGTGACGCGATACGAGGCTCACGCGTTGACGAACGGCGCGGTGGGCGAGCCTCGTACCGCAAAGAATTCGTGGCGCGCAATGCATCTGTTGGATGTTGCGCTCGCAGCGAAACAGGCAGAGAAGAAAGGGGGCGAATGATGAACACAAAGGTGGAGAACCCAATTAGGCTCGACGATATCTTTGAGGCGCAAGAGTATATGCCTCGCCGATACGCGCGCAAAGCACAGTTCGAATGCAAATTCGTTGGCGACGAGGCGTGGGAACAGCGCAGGCACGTTTGGGACATTCCGTCTGGGGTAGAACACGATGCGATCAAGGATGATCTGCGTTTGTTCATCATCGTGGATTGCTCAGAGGAGAACGGGATCGATGTGCGAGGTGTTCCAGCGATGAACGGTGAGGTGCTTCACCACGCCGATATTATCGCAAGAATCACCGAAGGGCAGGATTCTTGGAACCCGATCAAGGTGAACTTCGTACGAGGGAATTCGTACGTCGATTCCGTCGAGGGCATATTGCTGGTCGCGGAATTGCACACGGTTGTTTCGCAGATTGTTGCGAACATTGTTGGAGATTTGAAGGAGGCACGAGCGTGAAGAACCGATTTGGAATCACTTGGGGCACGGGCGAGGCGCTCGGCATTGACGCGAAATGGGCTGCTCGATGCGAAGAGCACGGCGAGTTCAAGACGAACACGGCACGCCGCCGCGTTCGGCATCTGACACCAGCAGAGGTTTGCGCCTCGTGTCTGGCGAACGGTGCGCCAATCGTTGAGCGCAAAGAGCGAGCACCTCGCAAGGCTCGCGCTGAGCGTTCGCTGATTGGCGATTCGGACTCGTTTATTCAGGTGATCGGCGATATCGACGATGAGACCAAGAAGCGTCTAGAGAGCGCGATCGCGGAGAGCGTCGCAGACGATATCGGGTTGCCGAAATGCGTAGATTGCGGCGAGCGTTGGGATCCAACGGGCGAGGGTCCGTTCCGAATGCGTCGCTGCCCAGAATGCAGGGGGGAGAAGTCGTGAAGATGTTGCAAGAGATCGCAACCGTAGCAATGGGCATTGCAGCAATGGTGCTGCTGTTGGCTCTGGGGTCGATGCGATGAGAATCGACAGACGCTCCACGCCAATCGTGTATCGACGGATGCCGCTGCGAGAGCAGACAGAGATCCAGCGACAGCGCGCAGAGCAGGACAAGATCCTTCGGGACGTAATGCTCCTCGCGTATGCGTTCGGGTTTGTGGTGTTTCTCGCGTTGGTGATCGGCTAATGCCAACGTACGAATACCGCTGTGGGGATTGCGGTGCGCGGGAGGAGCACACGCATTCCATCCACAACGTGTACAACCCGCGCTGTGAGAAGTGCGGGCGTTGGATGCGGATGATCTACAGCGCGCCCGCTGTCGTGTACAACGGCGACGGGTTCGCAAAGAAAGACAGAAAGAAGGGGGCGAAAAATGGCTAAACAGTTCGAGTTCCTAAAGGCTGAGCAGCGCTCACCAGAATGGTTCGCGTTGCGCAGAGAGGGCATCACGGCGACAGAGGCTGCAGTCATTGCAGGGCTGTCACCGTACAAGACGCCCTACCAATTGTGGGCAGAGAAGAGCGGCAAATATGAACCCGCTCCCGTAGGGGCGGCAGCGGTGCGAGGCATATTGCTCGAAAGCACCGTCGCCGATTTCTACGAGATGGAGACAGGGCGCAAATTGAAGCGTAGCAATGGCATTGTGCGTATCAAGGACATTCCGTGGGCGATGGCATCGCTTGATCGCACCATCGTTGGTGAGGACGGTCTGGTCGAAATCAAGACCTCAGCGTCGCCACGTTGGAGCCTGTACCCCGTACCGCCAGAGGTCGTGGCGCAGGTGCAATGGCAGATGTTCGTGACAGGTGCGCCGTGGGTTGATGTTGCGGTGCTGTTGGGCGGTTTGGTGTTTCGTATCGAGCGTGTCAACGCCGACATTGAATATCAGACGCAACTGTACCAAAAGGCGCTTGCGTTCAGAGAGGCGCTCGCAACGCAGACACCGCCGCCGTTGCAGGGTGAAGACTCTGACGCGCTCGCAGCGGTGATGCCGTGGAACGGACAAGATGAGTACGCACAGGCAACGGACGGCATTGAGCGCATCGCTGCGCTGTACGGAGAGAAGCAATACGAGGCGAAGTTGCTCGATCAGGAATTGCAGAATCTCGCCGTGTCGCTCAAAGAAGCGATCGGGGAGAATGCAGGCATCGTTGGCGCAGGATGGAGCGCGACGTGGAAACAAAACAAACCATCCAGAAAGGTGGACTATGCCCAGATTCTAGAGAAGTGGACGGTGCCACAGGACGTTATCGACGAAGCGACGCGGGAAGTTCCTGGCGCGCGAGTGTTCAGATTCAAAAAGGAGGCAGACGGTGAATAGGACAACAGGAGAGGCGCTCGCTGCGCCATTTGAGGCAAAGGATCTAAAGACGCGCCCAGGGCGTGCGGGTCTGGTGTTCACATACGCAGACGCTCGTGCTGTGGCACAGCGGCTTGACGATGTGTTGGGCATTGAGAACTGGCAATTCGAAGTCAAGGTGGCGGATGCGGATCGCAACGTCGTGCACGGCACGCTTGCGGTCGTGATCAATGAGAAACACACGATGCGCCAAGACTTCGGGTATCCAAACAGCGCACAGGACGACGAACCGCTGAAATCAGCGGCGAGCGATGCGTTGAGGCGATGCGCTGCGCAGATTGGCGTGGGTCGGAGCCTGTACAGCCCAGACAAGAGCGCACCGACGGCGCATATTGCGTCCGTGGTGAAACCTATTGTCGAGCCGACGCAGAGCATTTCGGACGACGATGTGATCGCTGCAAAGGCGGCAATGCTGTTCGCGCAGAATGTCGGCGGCGAAGAATGCTCACACGGTGAGGCGTGGAGTCTGAAGCCAGGCGGTGTAAGCAAGGCAACGGGCAAACCCTATCAGCCGTTCTGGGCGGCAAGTCATAAGACGAGCGACGGCGGTTGGTGCAAGGAGAAGCCGAGCATCAAATGGATCGCTGCTCAAGATGCGCCAAAGCCAAAGATGGTGCCGCAGGATCTTCTGGCAGAGGAGATCCCGTTCTGAGCATCGGCGCACGACTACGGCGGGGTGGGTGCTGTCTCACTCATCCCGCCCCCTACTCGAGAGCCTCGAGCAGCAATGCTCGTGGGAGCGTGCTAGGGCGACGAGGCAGACAGTTTGAGCGTGGGGAGTCATTGGGACGCCCCCTAGAGCG